TCACGCATGGAAGATGACCGCACCGCACAGGTGGCGGCTTGCGTGGCCGAGTTAGCCGTTGCCAAGTATGCGAACCGATACTGGTCGGGTCATGTCTGGCATCGCAGCGAACATAACCAACACAGAAAGATTGCGGATGTTGGAACGAATATCGAGGTCAGGCGGCTACGCACGAAAGAGACAGCCGCCGTTAGAAAGAAACAACTCGGGCAGGGATTGGTGCTGTTCGTAGCAAAGCCGATCATGCCGGAGTGCCGACAGGTGATGATCTACGGATTCCTCGACTACGATATGGCGTGGAGTCTGGCTGTACCTACAGAGTATGACCCAGACAACACGCGAGAACTTGGTGCGGAGTTTTTGAAACTGCTATGAATCTACGAAAGAAAGCCAGAGGGCGGGAATGTACGGTTAGGATTCCCGGTATCTGTAACCACAACAACGAAACGGTTGTGCTTGCTCATGTGAGATTAGCAGGGGTGAGCGGTATGGGATTAAAGGCTGACGATCTGCTCGGCGCGTGGGCGTGTAGTTCGTGCCATGACGCGATAGACCGTCGAGCGAATACCGATCTAGATCGGGACTATGTGCGGCTCGCTCATCTAGAGGGAATGGTTCGCACAATCGCTCAACTGCGAGCGGAGGACGTTGTATGAGTTGCCTATCGTGCAGATGGTCGAAAAGCAAAGACGGGAAACTCGTCTGCGTGAAATGGGATTGCGAGGCAGATTACCGCTGCCCTGCGTTTGAATATGAGCCGGGGGCGGATGAACAATGAATTGCCTGACTTGCATGGGAGCCTTATGGCTCAAGGATCACGAAGGAAATTTTTTCAAGTGTCGAGATTGTAACGGAACTGGAGACAGGAGGAAAAATGGACGCGCTACTGTTATTGATATTCGGGTTGCCCGTTCTCGGCGTGATGATGCTCGCGCTGCGAAGGTGGATTCGGACGGTACGGGAGATGACGCAGCGTAACTGGGCAAGTGTTCCGCCGCCGATATGGGCGGCTAAACGGGGAGGGGTCGAGATATGGTGACCGATAACGAAAGCCCACCGGGAGCATGGGCAGAGGAAATGCGCCGCGCACCGTGGGCGTTCGGGCAGAAGAAGCCCGAGACGGTAGACGAGGTGTTGCAGTTTCTACGGCAGAAAGGCTACGAGCGAGAGGCGGCGATACTCACTCGGGAGTTTGCGGTTATCAGGGCGAGACGATCGTCCCCTTGACCTTCCACGGGCGAATCTGTTTGAAGTATTGCCCGCCGCAGCGACAGACGCCGCCGAGTAATCCCTTGACGGTGGGGTGAGAACAGCCCCACCCTCTCCCGTTCCAAGGGCAGAAATAGATGCAGTTCTGACAGGCGTCGGGTTCAGCCCATGCGAGTTCCTCAAGGGCTTCACGGTCATCTATCTTCATCGCCGCCGTAACCAAGTCAGATAATCAGCACCTTCCTCCGGCTCCCAGAATACCTTAATCATATCGGGATGCGTTAAAGGCAAGTTCGGGTTGATCGTAGTAAGAGCACAGGGCGAAAGCGAGTTGTCCCTAAAGCCCTTATCCTTCGCAAAACGGTCGAAGACCTTATACGAGGCGACTTTTAGCGCGTGCATGGTAATCCCCGAGATACCGTCCTTCAGGACGCTATAGGCGCTCTCATGCTTATGTCCGGCGACGTAGATATGATCGCGGGTTCCCATCAGCGCAGCCTTCATCGGGCCATGGGCAGGGTTCCAGATCGACGAACCGCTGTGATCGTGACGAGCATTGACCCGTACCTCTGCGCCGTTCGGGAACCGCAGAGCAATGCGAGCCTCGGAGGATTTATAGAGGGCGTTCTGTTGCCGAGCAATCCACTTGAGCGGATCACCCGCGCCTGACCACAGATCGTGATTGCCGCCGATCATGTAAAGCCAGTCGCAGCGATTGACGAACCACTCGGCAATCTTCCAAGCCTGTGCCGCTGACGTACTCTGATCGGCATAGAGTCGAGCGAGACGGCCACACCAGTTGTTCGTGGTATCGCCTACGTTACAGGCGAATAGCCCCTCGGTCTCGTTGCAGAGAGCCGTATGCCGCTCGATAGCCTCAATGTCGCAGCCGTCATCGTCAACGTGCGGATCACCGAAATGTAGTAGCCCGATAGCGCCCGGTATCTTGATGCGAATCGGGATAAGTTTTGATGCTTCCTCATGCTCGCGCTTGTGGGCGAACTTGCGCTTGCGCTGCTCGATGAGTTCCTCGATGGGAATATCGTCATCGGGAAGCGGGGTGAATTCAAACTCCCTTGCTGACGGAGTTTGTTTGCCGGGTTGATACGTTGACTCTGGAATCAGATGCCCGTTTTGCTTCATGCGCTTCAAGCGATGCAGCAGGGTTCTTTCGTTCATCCCTAGTTCACTAGCAGCAACAGAGCGTATTCCGTTATGCTTCTGTAGGGTCTTTATGATCTGATCATCGGTCGCTTTAGCGGCTACCACGAATCACCTTTTTTCTGTTCACCTTGATGCCGAGTTCCTTTCGACGCTCATCGGTGCGTTTATCGTCACGGACAGCACTCCATTCCAACTGCCCGTCCACTAGCCGAAACTGCTCCTTGTGAGTCAAGGCGCAATCGCAGCACTCGGTGAAGGTGTAACCCTTCACGCGATACCAAACTCCGTCATACATCTGCACGACGGGAATCTTTTTCGCCATCTTAACCTCGCAGATATAACCGCTGTTCGTCGAGCCGTCGCTTAACTAGTCCCGGCAGTACGCGACCGCCGCCCTTTGTCCACTTCATGAATTCTTCGGCTGCGCCGTCGTAGTCGCCGCGATTATGTTTCATGCGGAGACTAGACCGCTGAAGATTCCCCAGACCCACGTTGAAAGCGAAGGAAACGAGTGCATTGAACCGGCCTTGATGACCAACAGAAGAAGGGCAATATCGGGCCACGCCGCGCTCAAATCGCGCAAGGTCTTGAGCAAGTAGATCGTCCACTTCAGAGGCAGTCCAGACACGGCGATCTTCATCCTTCAATGCAAACTGTAATCGTTCGGATACAGGGAGTTTTGCTTGCTCTGGGTAGAGAACGTGTCCGACGCCGACCGTCCATAGCCGCGCCGGACACAGGTAAGGACGCATCCTTACGCCCTCATGATGTTTGATTAGCGACAGAGTTTCTGCGCTGACTTTCATTTCTTGCTAAAGGCTTGCGTCCCGAACCAGAAGGCAATGATTGAGGACAAGATCAGCATCTCGTCATCACCGAATACGTTTTCCATTGCTATCGAAAACGGGATGCCTGTCGTGTAGGCGTACCAAACTCCGGCGATATTGATGGCGACTAATTCAAGCACGAAGATATACGTCACGACAGGACGAACCGAAGCGCGAAGGTTGATCATCCATTGGCTTGCGCCTTTGCCGATCTCCATATCGTGCTGATACAACGCGACCCGCTCCTCGGCAGCAGTTTGCATCGCAATCTGCTCTGCCTTAATCTCCTCGATATGCGCTTGCGCTTGGAAACCTTTGACGGCAAGTTCCAACTCTCGCTCCTTTTGCATAGCAAGAATAGCAAGTTCGTGCTTCTTGTCCTGTCGATCTTGAAAGACTTGCAGAATCTTCGGCAAGCCGCCAGCGAGGAAAGATAGAAAGGTCGAGATCATTGTCATCATGTTACTTATCTCGCTTATTGAGAATATCAAACAGGGTTTTTATCTTGTCCTCAAGAACTGCCACACGAAGGTCAAGTTTTGACAAGACAATGATCAGCGTAATAAGCGCAAGGATGACAGGCCATGCTCTAGTGAAAATCTCAAAAAGTTCCATGTTTATCGACGCTCTAGGACGCGATCTAACTTGGCCTCGATTGATTGAAGCCTGTCTGCGGTATCGCCTAGCCTCGCCTCAATCACAGCAATGCGACGATCAGCCTCCGGTTGAATACTCTGCTGCTCTACTCGTTGGAGTCTTGCACTAATAGCATCAAGACTAGATGTCATCTGCGTTCCCCAAATAATCAGGGCAACAACTAAACCACCATCGACAAGGAGCGAGCCTGTCGGCACTTTGAATTTAGAAAAGTCCATCATCGTCAATCCTCCTTAAGCGTCGATCCTCTCGATGGTAATAATCACATCCGCTGTTGCTGTCAGCGGGGTTCCAGAAGTGCTGTCGGTGACCGTGCAGCGATAGGTCGAATACAGGATTTCTCCCGCAGTCAATCCAGTAACCGAGAAAGTAGTTGTTGCTGACGTTGGGCTGTTAACGGTAAGTGTGTCGCCGCTTAACAATGCCCACGAATAGGTATAAGGCGAGACGCCACCGCTCGGCGTCACGGTCGTGCTGTTAGTTGTCGCACTAGATACCGCAACGACTTTGCTCAACGTGGCGGGGCTAGCCGATGCGGTAAACCCGATGCGACTAATCGAGACGGATACATCTGCATAGGCGGTCGCAGATACGTCATCGGTTACTGTGCAACGGAATACAGCGTCATAGGTGCTGCCACTTGCCAGACTCGTCCCCGTAAAGGTAGTCGTGGCTGACGATGCGCTGTCGGCAGAGATAGCCGTTGACCCGCTTTGTCGCGTCCATGCGTAGGTGTAGGGCGATGTGCCGCCGTATGCGGTAGCCGTTGATGAGTCAGTCGTGATCGAACTGGTCGAGGCTGACTTGGTTAGGCTACTCGGAGAGGCAGTAATCGAGAGCGTACTCGGAATGGATGCTGCACCTGCCGGAACGCCATTAACGGGCGGCTCTGGATCAGATACGCCACCGTCCGGCGTTCTGACCGTGACCCAGTAGTAACGCACCGTCGTGTCTGTTTTCGGGATAAATACGTTAGTCGAGATACCCGTCCAGATTTTTGATGCCGATGCGAACGGAGTCTGTGAGGTGTATTCCCAAACGTCATACTGCGAGCCGAGCGGAACGATAGTCGGCGCATCCCACGAAATTGTCAGGCTGCTATCAAGTGTTGCAACCGTCAGGTTGGTAGGCGGCAACGGCGTATAGATTTCTGGGGTCGGGGTCGTTACGCTCGTCGGCGTAGCGTAATCGCCAGAAACGGGGTCAGTCCAATCCGTTGAGGCTTCCTCGCGCAGGATCAACTCAACTGCACCGTTAGGGTCAAACCTCCACCCCTCGCAGCGCACCGTCTTGTTTGTCCATCCGATCTCGGAGAACGTCACCGTTCCGGTCTGGAACGGCAGAATCTTAAAGGCTGACATCCCGCAACGAACCGTCGCGGCTTGCCCGTTACGACTGCGACGAGAGAGCAAGATTGCGTGACGCTGTGCTTCGTACTCATTGCTGCAAGCGGCAAAGTCTGTCTCTAGCCACGCTTGCTCGCCGTCAGCCGTGACATAACTGGTGTTTATCACCGGCTGATATTCCATCGGTTGCCAGTTGCGATCCTTATTGACGAACTGCCCGCGCACCGAGTTGTATCTTTGATTGTACGGGAAGGCAGTCACCACAGAGATGCCGCCCTCAACCAGATCGTTATCGGTTAGCGTGAAGGCAGAGGTAGACCACGCCCCTGCATACATACGCCACTTGCCGCCCGAGTAATAACAGACACCCGCCATTGCTTGTGCAAGGGTCTTGATGTTTTCCTCGAAACGATCTGTTACGGTCAACGCTACGTTGCAAGTGTATCGAGTCTGCGTACCACTCGGGATAGTTACGGTCTCATCGCAGATGTCTGCGGCGTCCATCACCATTGCGTAGTCGATACGAGCGGAATCTTCGCCAAGCCCGAGTCGGTTATCGAGCAAATAGTCTGCAAGGCAGAGAGCAGGATTCGTCGAGTAAGTCCACGTTGACGGATCATTAACCCGCTGTGATCCGCTACCGCCTGTCTGCGTAGAGTCTAGTCGCGGGTCATAGACTTTCTTGCCTTGCACCAGACAGGTCATCTCCGGCTTGCCCGTGCGATATACCTGTTCGTCGTATTGAAAGGTCATCGCAACGTAAGCGACACCCTTACCCGCATGAGCCGCAGTCCATTGAGCAGGGCGAGCGGTGGCTAGTTTGTAGTCAACCGTCTGCGTATCGGTTCCGGTATAGCGACGAACCCATGCCTTGTTAGCGTAGGTTCCGGTCGTGATCTTGCCGTCATCCTCTGTGCCAGTCACAGATGAAATCGTGCCGACGGCTTCTCGATTGAAATAAACCTGACCAATCTGATTACATTCGTGACCGGCTACCGCTAGAACTTGATGCAAGTATTCGTTCGTGCTGCCAGATGTCATCGGCGGGATAACATTCACGCCAGAGGCTAACAACTCGCCGTAGATAATGCGGCGAGGTTCTACGGTTCCTGTGTACTCAACATCGGTCGGCTGTTTCTGAATCTTCGGAACGCCAATAATTGCTTCTGTTATTTTGCTAATTGCTGCCGTAGTTGCGACAGCAATTAAAATTTTCCCGACAACGGTTGCCTTTAATGCAACATACGACCATTGAATTGCCCCGATAATACTCGGAATTGCTTGTGGCATCTTAAATGCTCCAGTAACAGATCACCTTCGGGCGATCTGCAAAAACAACACCGTCAGTACCCATAGCGGCAACGTATCGACCGGCGCAGATGCCTAGTGTTTCACCATTCGCGCCATCAAATAAGACAACATCACCGCGCATCGGGCGACCTTCTACTTTATGCGAGCCGATAAACTCATCGACCGCCGGAGCAATACCGCCTGACCGAGAGATATATTCAAGGGCTGATGCCTCGTCTTGATACTTCTCGCGCAATACCATTTCGTGATCGCCATCACACATAGCGTCCACAACGCGAGCGGCAAATAGACAGCAGTCGTTATCACCCCAAACAAATGAACGGTGAAGATGAGAGTCGATCTGCTCATAGAGGTGATACGTCCAATCGTGACGTTTCATTACTTTTCCTTCAGTGGGCCGAGATCACTCGGGCTAGGATATTTAGCACCGCCGCCATAACTCGTATCACGCGATCCCCACTTGCTCATGAAGCCGGGGATTGCATACGTCAAATCAAAGAAGCGGTCGCCCGAGAAAGCCAGTCGCTGATCCTCGTCCGTATATCGAGCGATGCGAGGCTCTCGACGAAGGCGATGCTCGCAAGTCAGTTCGATGACCGCAGAACCCTTGTCGATGTTAAAGGTCATCTGATTCATGCGACCTTCCCAGATCGTCTCCGGTGTATCGAGCAATGCTCCGGTCGCTGAATTGACAAAGCCTAGATACAGGGTGACATCTCTGTTCTGATATACCTCGGTCATTGCAGGGACAATAGTCACCGAGTCAACGCCAGAGAGCGTGAGTTTGATTCCGCGAGCAACGATGTCGATGTTCTCGTCGATAACATCAAGCCCTGCTAACTGCCCTGCGCCGAGATAGGTATTGCCGCCCGAGGAAATGCTTCCCGAGCCGTCGTGTAGTCGCAGCATCCCAGAGGCAAAGTCTAGGTCGGCCATTACAACGACAACGATTGCGGGCTTATCAGCCTCGGTTGCGTTAGTGGCCGAGATGATTCGACTCATGTGATGTCCTCGACGAGCGACAGTTCAATATCAGAGAGGATGCCGGGGCGAGTTCCCCAAGACGTTGATTCCTCTGCAAGCAGGAATCGTCCCATCGGGCTGCGGAAAATAACCGGAGCATTGTCAGCCGGAGAGGTTCGCAGCGTCGGTTCGAATATCAGATAGCCGTTGCCGGATGAGTCCGAGTTAAGGTCTGCGGTCAATCGTTTTAGTTCGCCGTTAACCTCAAACCAATCCCCTGCGCGAGCAAGGCCATTGGTGGAAGTAGGCAGACCATCGACGATAAGGTTGCCGCCTGTCTGCGAGCCACCATTGACCAACGCACAGCGAGCCGCTGAAACCCACGAAAGGAATTGAAAGTTACCTGCCGAGCGGCCAGATATGTAATCGT